GCCAGTCGTTGCACCTGAAGGTGACGCTCCAGTCGAAGAAGAAGCAGTATACGCAGATACCCCAACTCCTGAAGAGGACACCGTTGAGGTTGAAGAAGAAGTTACTGAAGAAGACTCGATGGAGACTCCTACCGAGGAAGATGAAGAGAAGAAGAAAGAAATGCCTTTCTCTGCTGAGTCAACCGACGCGTCTGCTATCACACAGGAGGACTCTGAGTTCTCATCCGAAACAATCGAGGATGCAACCGTAGCCTCAGCCGATGGTGGAGAAGTTCTACCAGAAGCAGAACCAATTGAAACCCCTATTGTTGAAGAAGTTCAACAGGAAGAGCAGGCCCCAGTGACCGCATCAGCAGACGAGACTCCAGTAGTCCCCGCTGACCGCCAGCCTGTAATCGAGGTTTCGGAGCCAGTACGTGTAGCAATTACCGCTGGTGCCGACATCCCTGGTTACACAGCAGGTAGCCACATCAACGACATGAGCGAAGTTGCGTCAGCAATGGAGAAGCGTCTCCACTCGCTACGCCGTGTCAACGGTGGAGATGGAGAACAACACATTGTTGCATCCTTCGCCACTCAGTACCCAGAGTCACGCACTCTGACCACTGACCCTGAGGCAAACGCCCTTAAGGTCAACGCAGTAGTAGGTCCTGAGGCACTTGTTGCTTCTGGTGGTCACGCTGCTCCATTCGAGGTAAAGTACGACATTTTCGGTCTTGGTTCAACCACTGACCGTCCTGTTCGTGACGCACTTCCAAAGTTCCAGGCTGACCGTGGCGGTATCCGCTTCGTAACACCTCCTACTTTGGTTCGTTACTCTGGTGGAACCAGTTACGACTATGACACCGCCGTTGGCGTGTGGACAGCCGCTAACGACTCTGCAACCACTCCATCACCAGCAAGCAAGTCTTCGCTTACCGTAGCAGCCGCTGCAGAGAACACCGTCGCAACTGACGCTGTTACCTTGCAACTACAGTTCGGTAACTTGATGACTCGTGCGTACCCAGAACTAATCGCTCGTCACAACGAGTTGGCTCTAGTTCAGCACGCTCGTGAAGCAGAACTAAACCTAATCAGCAAGATTGACACAGCATCGACCTCGGTAAACGCTCACGTAGCAACCACCGAAGCCGCCAACCTAGTTGGATTTGCTCGTGACTTCTTGGTACAGGTTCGTAAGGCATCTGTTGCTTACCGTAGCCGTCACCGTATCGACGCTGGAACTCGCCTAAAGGCAATCGTTCCTGCTTGGATTTACGACGCTATGGCTGCTGACTTGACACTAAACATGCCAGGTGACGGAAACCTAGGTGCTGGCGAAGCAGAAATCAAGGGCTACCTTGGTAACAGCAACGTCGACATGGTTGGCTCACTTGACCTGAACTCGTTCGGTGCACAGCAGGGTTCTGCTGCTAAGTTGTTGGAGTTCCCAGACAGCATCACTTGGTACCTATTCTCAGAAGGTTCATTCCTCTTCCTAGATGGTGGAACCCTAGACCTAGGTATCATTCGTGACTCGTCACTTGTCGGTACTAACGACTACAAGATGTTCATTGAAACCTTCGAGAACGTTGCCTTTGTTGGCGTCGAGTCTCTGAAGATTACTTCGAGCATCAGCATCAATGGTGTAGCAGCCGCTCTACGCGACACCACTGGTGGAGCAACAGCAGCAGCAATCGAGGAATAAAAACCCTCACGGTTGGGGGTGGAGTCTTCGGACTCCACTCCCTACCCCACAAATTTTTAAATTCTAGATAAGGATTAAAATGGCTTTCCCAAAGAATGGCGTTGTAGAGGCACCTAAGATTGTGCCCTCCGCCTTTGGTCTACTCGCCGTAGCCGAGCCAGAAAATTCCGCTGATGAAGACCAATGGATTCGCGGGTTCTCTCAAGAGTACGAGACCGAACTTTACTCAGCAAAAAACTGGGATGACACTGACACTACCAGTGATGTAGTTGTAATTGCTGGCGTACCTAATTATTTCACTAAAATTGACCCATTCTTTATTGAGGCAGAAGAGTACCGCTCGACTTTAGGCTTCCTAGGACTTGACAGAATTGAACGTTTAAAGCGTCAACTTGAGGGCGTCACTCAGCACGCGATAGAGGCAGAACTTTGGGACGGGGTTATCCGAATTACAGAAGGTCACGCTAATCGTAGCCTAGTTTCTTCTGGTGTCACTGTGCTTGATGGTACGGGAGTTTCAACAAAGCGTGCTTTGGCAATACTTGAAAATGGTATTGGTCAGGTGTCCGATGCTGGCGAGCAGGGTATTATCCACGCAACCCGCGACGTAGTTGCTCTTCTATCGAGCAACTCAAACATGCTTTTCCATGAGACAGTTAAAGACCACCTACAGACTATGGGCGGAACACCTGTGGCTGTTGGCGGTGGCTACTCAGGTAACGGTCCTCGCATTGATGCCTCTACTGCAACTATCACTGGCACTACAACTCTAACTATTAACACATCTACCCCACACTACTTACTTGCAGGTGACACCGTTCGCTACTCTGTTGTTGGTGCACTCATTAATCAGTCTTCAACTTCTACAGCAGTTGTCACCAAGGTGGATGCTGACACAGTAACACTCACAATAGCCGTGGCAACAAACCGCTCTCAAGAAGCGGTTACTGGCTATATTCAGCAGTTGGGAACAACCTCTGCAAAATGGATTTACGGCACAGGAACCGTCCGAGTTTACTTGGGCGATATTGATGTTGTAAACGACAATCTGGCTCAGGCTTATGATGTGTCGGGTAATGCGAATGACATGCGTATCAAGGCAATCCGCCCTGCAGCGGCTTATTTTGATACTTCTATCCACCTCGCTGTTCGGGTCGACCTAACAGCATAACAACTAAGGAGAATAGCGTAATGGCTACTCAAGACTATGCAGCCAGCATCCAAGGTGTGTCAATTCGTGTCACCCGCTTGGACGCTGCTGGCAATTTACTAAATGGTGCTGGTGACTCGTACACCACATCAGCCTTCATGCGTGTTTCGTTTACACCAGAATACGAAGAGGGCGAAGAAATCACTGAAAAGGGTGCGAACGGCGTTATCTGTGTCTCTTACAAGGCACCAGACACGCTGAAGCGTATCACTATGGAACTCGCAATCTGTGAGCCAGACCCAGAAATCTCTCAACTGCTTTCAGGCGGTCTCTTGCTTCGCAAGACCGTTAACGGAGAAGTTAAGAGCACTGGTTGGGCAGCCCCAGGTGTGGGAGACGACCCAGCAGGTAACGGTGTAGCCGTTGAAGTTTGGTCACACGCAGTTAAGGGTGGTAAGCGTGCTTCGGTACTTCCTTACTTCCACTGGGTATTCCCTTTTGCTAAGTTCCGCCAGAGCGGTGACCGTGTTATTGAAAACGGCATGCTTGCTAACACCTTCGAAGGCTACGGTCTTGGAAACTCTGCATTCGGTGCAGGTCCTGACGGACGCTGGGAGTTCCCAGTTGCCGCAGAGCGTCCATACTCTTACTCACGTTCATCGTGGGCACCTGTATCGCTTCAGGGCTTCTACACTTGGTCAGATGGTGCTTCACCTGAAGCAGTATTCTTCACCAAGTCTGGCATCCAAGGTGCTACTGTTCAGACAATTACAAGCATCGCTGGTGTCAACACCATCGGTACTGTGACCATGAGCAACGTAACCGCCGCTGGTATTGCTAACGGTGACTTCGTGACAATTAACGGTGCTGGTGACCTATTCAACACTCGCATCAACGCTGACGGTGTCTACACCTTCAACAGTGCTGGTGTTGTGGTTGCTAACGTTAACACAACAGCGAACACCTTCACCTACGTACTAACTGACAACGTCGGAGTCACTAGCCTAACCGCTACCCTTGACAAGTACAGCCGTGTCACTCTTGCTAACCAAGCAACTGAGGCTCCTGCCTACGCTACTGTCTCAAGTACTGACCTAGACACCAAGTACGCTGGTGCAACTGCTAACAGTGCAAGTGCTTACAACGTACCGGGAAGCATTATCTACAACCCAGACAACAACGTCGACTTCGTAATTCGTTCGAACGAGAGTTAATAACTGGATTAAGAAAGGCGGCGTGTTTTGGTTCTCAAATGTTCCGAAACACGTCGCCTTACTTCTTACTTAAGGATTTAAAATGACAGCACTTTGGATTCAGCCAAGTGAACTCGGAGATTACGCCAACACCGAGTTTGCACAGGAGGCTGCTCAGACTGCGTCCTACTTACTGTGGGCTATGTCTGGTCGTAAATTCTCTGGCGTAACTACAGTCACAGAACGCTATACCTGTGTACTACGCCGTGGTCGTATCGGAAACTCTGTCCGTACCACAGACGCTCTGCTATTTAACGGAAGTGTTTATGACATTCCTAGTGGAGACTTTGACTTTGATGAGTATTCATCGCTAACCGTTGACGGTATTTCTCCTGAATCTAGAATCAAATTGCGGGGAGGACCTGTCTCGGAAGTCCACTCAATTCGTAATCGCCTCGGAGAAGTTCTAGACCCATCCTTTTATTACTTAGTAGACCACTCCACAGTTCAGATTGCGGTTGGTGCCCCTTGGACTCCTTGTAATACTGAAATCACTTATTCTTACGGTGCTCCGCCTCCAACTTCTGGAAAGATGGCAGCAAGAACCCTAGCCATCGAGTTGGCTAAGTTATGGAATAACGAAGATTGTGCCCTGCCACAGCGTATTACTTCTGTGTCTCGCCAAGGTGTTTCTTACACAATTCTTGATAGCCAAGATTTTATTGATGATATGCGTACTGGTCTTTACGCTATTGACTTGTTCCTCAAGACTGCTAACCCAGATAAGGCTCGTGCTAAGGCTAAAGTATTCTCAGTTGACGCTCCTAGAGCACGTCGCTATACTCCAAAAACTGCTGTATACACAGTCAGTGCAACTAAAGATATAACGGTAGATGCTGGTGCAACTTCGACTAAATCAATTACTTTGGGTCTTTCTAACATAAGTGCCACGTTCCTTACGTCACAGGCTGGCTGGACTCCAAGTCTTACAGTCAAGAGTTACTCAGGTATGTATTCCAAAGACTTAGGTGCTACTTCGGCTACAGTCAATGCAAACGCTTCTACAATAACTCTCACGGTTGGCTACAATGACGCTAACAATACGTTGGGCAGAGTAGACCCTGGCTCGTGGGATTTGTACGCCACTCACACTAACGCCAGCGTTGTGTTGATTACTAGCGGAAACCTAAAAATCAACACCATCATATAGTTTTACAATAGATATACACCCATCACTAGAGAAAGTCCAAAATGGTACACATTCAGACAAACTTCACCGCTGAGGCGATGAACACAGGTAAAAAAGCAGACGCTTCAGTTGCCCCTAAAAAGGTTGAGAAGTCAGCCAAGAAGGACAAGCCTGTAGTTGTTGAGGCTCCAGTAGTAGTCGAAGAGGTAGTAGTCGTTGAGGCTCCTGTCGTTGAAGAGCCTGTATTAGCAGAGCCTGACTCGGAGTAACTATGGCACAGCCTCTAGTAACTTCAGAGTTTACTGAAGAGGCTCTCCGTCTAAAAGACATGATGGATGGCATACTCGCAAGAGTAGAGTCTGTCTTTCAGTCTTATAACGTTCCGCTCCCTAACCGACGTTACTGGAACATCGGACAGCCACCAGTTGACTGCGACCAAGTAGTCGTCTCCTTTATGGGGATGTATTTAGGTACGCCTGGAGATGAAGTAGCACAACCGCAACGTTGCAACGTACCTAGAAGTGCAACCGTTGCTATCAGCATTTCTCGTGAAATTCCAACCGTGGGTCAGAATGGTAGACCACCTGCTGGCGACAAGATTCAGCACGCTAGCGAGATTTCAGTAGTAGATGCTTGGATTCTTATGGAATCCTTACGTGAATTTGATATGTGGGATGACACTGGCTACGGTCTAGGCATCGTCGCGACTCTTGAAATTGGCGAGCCTGAAGGTGGATTTGTTACTACGGTTCTAAATCTAGTTATGGCTGTGCCTTAAAATGCCTTACGGTTTACCCGATAGTTGGGTAGTTTGGGGTGGTCGCAAGGCTGGTCGTAAAATATTTAAGGGGAAACGCGGCAAACCTCCTTCAATAAAAATTGGTGGTAGAGGTGGTGCCCGCACTAAGACTGTATTTAAATATAAATTCTCCCGCCTTAGTTGGGAAAAACATTCTGCTAACTACTACAAGGAATTTCATACCAGTAGTGGAAGTCTGTGGAAGTATCTAGATAAACAAGGTGATTTGGCTACTAAGGCAGCCAAAAATCGCATGAGGAGACTTCCCCAGAAACCTTGGCGTACTGGACGTTTGTCTAGGTCTATCCACAAAAAACATCTTGGATATAGCAATAAAAGCGGTCAATACGTGATGGTTGGCTCTTGGACTGTGCCATACGCACTTATGGTTCACAGGGGGACAAAACCTCACGATATCAATCCCAAGGGTGACAATCAGTTGGTATTTATGGGTAGAGGTGGGGGTCGTAGTGGCGGTGGAATGAAGTTAGTTAGGACTAATCAAGTCAAGCACCCAGGCTCTAAAAGAAACCGCTACTTATATGACCAACTTAGGTTTTTTAGAGGTGCTGGTCGCGTACCTATGTACACTCCTGACTACGCCGAGCGTGCCAAACACAGAATCAAATAAATCACTATCTCTGATACATAGTAAAATTAACTATAGATACAATACCGTATCTAATAACTCACGACAACATGAGAAAGAACTAAAAACAAATGACTGCTAGATTCAAAGATTTTGGACGCGGAAACGACAAGAACGTTTCTGACCAGCCTCTAACCTTCAAACTATTTGACCAAGACTTCCACTGCTACCCACGTATGCAGGGTAAGGCTCTACTTGAGTTCGTCGAGATGGCAAACTCGGAAAATGCTTCTGACACTGCTAAAGTGACCCGTGTTTTCTTTAAGAAAGTTCTTAAGGCTGACAGTTACGAAAAGTTTGACGCTTTGCTGGATGACCCAGAGAAGATTGTTTCAGTCGAGACATTGGCTGAAATTACTGGATGGCTACTGGAACAATACGGTGACCGCCCGGAATCGCAACCAGAAGTCTAGTAACTTGGGCGTTAGACCTCTGGTATTACATAAACGGTAAAGCCTTAATGAGCCAAGTCAGATTGGCGGAAATGGATGCAGCAGACATGCTAGATGTAATCCACTTCCTCTATGAAGAGGATTTGTCTTACTCGACCCGTGAAGAGCAACAATATGCTGACCACAGGCGTGTCGCTATTTGGAACAGCATGTACAAAATGCATTACAAGTATTCTGCTACTCAAGAAAATGCCACTATTTTCAACTCTGCTATGGAAGAAGATGGCGACATTGATTTCACTCCGTTTAGTGCTTCAAGAAGTAAATCAGTAAAGCCTTATTTTCCTCCTACCGATTTTAGTGCAGATGATGGTGACCCTTTTGGTGGGGTACTAGATGCACCTATCGGTGGTTAAAGATTCAGGCAATTAGGAATTAGTAAGGAGGTGAGAATATGGCAGTAGTTGGCGAAGCGTACATTTTGGTACGTGCTATTACAACTGAAATCAAGAAAGACATTGCTAACGGGTTTGATGGCGTAAAGGGTCAGTCCACAAAAGAGGGTCACGCTGCTGGTCAAGCATTTGGTCAGGGTTTTGGAAACAAAATGCGTGACGAAGCGACTGCCTCTGCAAAGGGATTCCATGCTTTGATGCGTAAGGGATACTCTATTCAGGCTGGTATCGGTGCTGCCGCTACTTCAATCTCTGCATTAATTGGTGGTCTAGGTGCACT